CCACCAAGCAGACCAATCAACAATCGTATCAGTAGTAAGTGCAACAATAAGCATTACAAGTATTCAACCACTATTCACATTGATTGCAAGTTTGGTGGCTATTGTTTCTGGAGCAATGGCTATCCGCTATTACTACAAAATGACTAAGAAACTAAAATGAGATTAATACTTTTAGCCTTATTACTTACTTCGTGCGCCTCAGTTAAGAAGGCATCGGAGCGTTTAGATAGCACTGTTGTCAAAACCTTTGACTCGGTGCGTGTAGTCGTTTTCGATAGCGTTACTAAAGTAGTAGAAAAAGAGGAATATTTTACCAAGACCATTACTTACTACGATACTTTGTGGGTTACTAAGGATAGTATGGTTACAATCCCTAAGTACACCGAAACTTACACAAGAGGCACAAAAGAGAAACAAACGGATAGTAAGCAGACCAAGACGGACTCAATGGCTCTCAATCGCACAGAAAGTACCCAAATTTCGAAGATAACTAAAACTAAGGATAAGTCCTTCAGCGAATTTTATAAGGCTCTAATTGCGCTTATATTGATAATTACGCTAATCTTATTCTTTTGGAAACGTAAATAATATGGCAAAAGCAGCAAGAAGCGTAAACGTATCAGCTAACCCGTTACCGATTTCATTCAAAGAGTTTAGCAAGAACCCTGTCGTTGGTATGCTATTTTTATGTATCTGCGGTATTAGTTACCTCTACATCGACAATGCAAAGCGTAACGAAAAGCAAGACGAAAAGATTGGCAGCTTGTATGAAATGGTGCGTAAGAGCGATAGCAGTAACGCAGCAAGTACGGCTCGTTTGGAAATGGCAGTAGACCTTAAGGCTCTTAAAAAGTTTAAGTAATGCGCTATTTAGTATTGGTTGCTTTAATAGGTTGCGGAACTAAGACCGATAACCAAATTAAAGAGTTGCAAGACAAAGTAAAGCAAAGCCAAGTGCAGAGTGAAGCGGTGCAGGGTGTGGCTTCTCAAGATAACAAGAAGGTAATTACGAAGACAGTAAAAACAATAGTTACCTTAAAGCAAGAAGTAAAAGAATTAAAAACAGAACTAAATGAAGTTAAGGCTAAATTGGATTCTGCTAATTCTGTCGATACTAATAGCACCAAGTTTAAGCTTCGCCCAATACGTTAAGAAGATAGGCGGCGAGGACAAAATTGTTATTAGCCGGTCAGAAGGCGAAAAGATTAACAACTCATTTGATAGCCTAACTAATTTAGTAAGCTACCAAAACACCAGAATAGATAGCTTAATCAAAGCTAACATTAAGACAAGAGATAGCCTTCGCATCGACTTACTTACCCTTAAAGATACCCTTACTATACGCAATAAAATATCAAACGATACGTTAAACGACTATCGTAATAGGTATTATAAAAATATAGCAATTTACGAGCAATACGAAAAAGATATGAACTTTGAATTAAAACTTCATAGGCTTAACTCGGTTCTGTTTGCTATGCTAACTTTATTTCTATACTCACAAATAAATTAAGATGCAATTAAACGACAAAGGTAAAGACCTAATTAAATTCTACGAGGGCTGCAAATTAGTAGCTTACAAATGCAGCGCAGCAAAAGATACAATCGGCTACGGAAATACTTTTTACGAGAACGGAACAAGTGTAAAACCAGGAGATAAGATTACCCAAGAACGAGCAAATGAGTTATTTGAAATTATAGCTAAAGAGTTTGCAGATAAGGTTGCTCCATTAGTTAAAAGTTCGGTTACACCTAATCAGTTCGCTGCCCTTACAAGCTTTGCCTATAACGCAGGTATCGGTAACCTAAAGAGTTCTACTTTATTAAAGAAGGTAAACGCTAACCCTAACGACCCTTCAATAGCTTTAGAGTTTGCTAAGTGGGATAAAGCCGGTGGCAAAGTTCTTGCAGGTCTTACAAAGCGTAGAGCATCTGAGTCAAAATTATACTTTACACCTTAAATTAATACTATGAAATGGTTAGCCAATTTATTATCAGACGAAAGAGGTAGCGTGTCCACAAAGCGAGTTATTGCTTTACTATCGGCTTTATTTATCTGCATTACCTTATTAGCTAATAGCTTTACGCATCAAGAGATTGCCCCTTCGGATAAACTTGTAGATGCCGTAATGGTTATCTGCATAGCTGCAATGGGTACTACTACAATAGATAAATTCAGCCAAAAATAAACAATGCTAAAATCAAAACGCAAACGACTATTCTTTGACATCGAAACCTCGCCTAACATTGGCTTTTTCTGGAGCGCAGGATATAAACTAAACATAACACCCGATAGCATAATACAAGAACGTGCTATTATTTGTATTTGTTACAAGTGGGAAGACGAAAAAGAAGTTTACTATTTACAATGGGATAGCAAACAGAACGACAAAAAGATGCTACAAAGTTTTGTTGAAGTAGCAAACACGGCTTCGGAATTGATAGGACACAACGGCGATAAGTTCGACCTTGCTTGGATTAGAACACGCTGCTTGTTTCACGGGATAGAAATGTTCCCTTCTTATGTTACTATTGATACGTTAAAGGTAGCACGACAAAAGTTAAGATTTAATAGCAACAAGCTTAATTACATAGCTGACTATTTAGGGATTGGAACTAAAATAAAGACCGAATATAGTTTATGGAAGGACATTGTTCTTTATAAGGACAAAGTAGCGATGACTAAAATGATTAAGTACTGCCAGAAGGACGTAGTTTTATTAGAGCAAGTATTTAACGCATTGAAGCTGCACATCGAATCTAAAACCCATTACGGAGTTATCTTCGGACAAGACAGAGGTACTTGCCCTGAATGTGGTAGCGACGAAATAACAATACAAATGAGACGCACAACCGCAACAGGAGTAAAGAAAATACTATACAAGTGCAAGACTTGTTTTAAAATACATAGCAAAACAGACAAATAATGGATAGCAAAATATTATCGGCAGTAATAGAAGATATGCGTAGACGTGAACTTGTAGGCAAATCAAAGTATGGAACTACAATGGACAGAACAGATTTAAGTACAGGTCAATGGATAACGCATTTGAAAGAAGAACTGCAAGATGCAATCCTTTATTTAACCAAACTTGAAACTATACACAATGCGCCTCAAAAAGATATTTAGCTTTGGAAATATTTTAGACCGAGAAACCTACGAGCAACTTAGAGAATTAGATTACACCAACCCAAACTTTAAGGGTTGCGGAGATGAGTTCCAATTCAATCGTGAGTGGTGGGTTATGATTGACGAAGGCGAGATTGTAGCTTATTGCGGCTCAATATATTCTAAAGGTATTTGCATTTTTAACAGAGCGTGGGTTAAGAAATCACATCGAGGGCAGGGCATACAAAGGCGAATGATTAGAACCAGGTTAAAGGCTGCATCTACTTTTTGTCATATAGCTATTACTTACACAACACTTGATAACTTCCCTTCAGCTAATAACCTTATAGATTGCCGGTTTAAGCTTTACCTTCCTGAGTATTCTTACGGGGGTTCTGACAAACTTTACTTTCAAAAGTTGCTCTAAAGTGCAACTTATTATACTTTAGTTAGTTTAAAGTAAAATAAAGGTAGTAATTCTACTACTTTTGGCTACATTTTACTTCCGACTTTGTCAACTTATACCTTTACTTTGTACGTATATCCGTACAATCGTACGTACAAATGCAACAATGTTGCAAAAATAATTTTAAAATATTTTAATAGTTTTGCACTTTGTATTGTTAATTGTAGTATATTTGTTGAAACAAAACACAATATGACACATTTAACCACCTACCAAATGTTCCAATATCAGCGATACGGGAACATCTTAATTGACGGGAGCAGGAGTACAACAAACCCTTACGACCCCGCCTTATTGCCTAAAAACTACGATTACGAAGACGATGATTACACGTTTACTCGTTGGGTAGAAAACAATGCAGAACTTGAACTTTTAAAAACCGAAGATTATGAAGATTGAATTTGTAAAAGAAACTAAGCCAGACGGAACTATTTTCTACTATACTTTAGTAGATAACAAATATGATAGCGCAAGTATGTATATGGAATACTCACAAGCCTACGAGTATTTTCTTAGCTTAAAGAAAAGACAAGAACCTATTATCGAAATTTTAGAACACTATTCTATTGACACCCAAAACAAATAAAATGAGCCTAATTAAAATTCAACAGGAACTAAAAGCACCTAAAAACCAATTCAACGCTTTTGCTAAATACAAGTACCGAAGTGCAGAAGATATAATCGAAGCAGCAAAACCTATCTGCCATAAATACGGATACGCCTTAATGTTAAGCGACGAAGTAATCGAAGTAGGTGGGCGAGTATATGTAAAGGCAACCGCTTGTCTAAGTAACGGAGAAGATAACATTACTTGCACCGGGATTGCTCGTGAAGAAGAAAATAAGAAAGGAATGGATGCTGCGCAGCTAACCGGAGCGTGTAGCTCATATGCTCGAAAATATGCACTTAATGGATTGTTTGCAATAGACGATACCAAAGATGCAGATGCTACTAATGAGCATAAAGACGAAGTAAGCGAAGGTCAAAAAGCTTTCTTAATTGAGCAGTTAGATAAGACAAAGTTTACCGAAGACCAGAAGGTTAAGGCTGCTTTAAAAATCAATGCTATCAAGACTTTAGACGAATATAACAAGATTAAAGAAACAATTAAAAAAAGCTAATATGAAAACCGCAATGCAAGAATTAAAAGATTGGGCTAATCAATATAAAGGTCAAATGATTTCAGCAGACCAAGTT